ATCGCCCTCACCGGTGCGCCCGGTTTTTTCTGGTAGCCTGTTGGGTGATCTTGGAAAGGAGATCTAATGCCAGTTAATGTTGAGTTTGTCAATGAGGCAGGCCGACTCGTTGCGATTGAGTTTGGCGATGAGTTTGAAGAGGCTGTGAAGTATTGCCGGACCCGCGGCGACAGCTACCGTCGAGTGCTGATTCCATTCTGTGAAGAATGCGAAAAGCGGATCAGTGAAGAGGATCTACCGAACGGGCAGAATTTCTCCCTTATGTGTAGGGACTGTTTTGGTTGGAATTGCTCTTCCTTGGAAGAGGGAGGTTGGGCCGAATGGGTGGAAGAAGCCGCACAGCGTGCGGGATTCAAGACCACTCAAGGCCGAAAAGTTGAGTTCATGGTTCAGTCGTTCTACGACTACCTAGAAAAGCATGATCTGCCTAGCGTCACTCTTGGGGAAGATGAGGACATCATCTTGCTAGATCAGACGCCCGCGGTGCGAAACAGCCCGGACCATCTTGAATGGTTCAACAACTTCTACGCATTATGGAACGATATTTAATATTTGATAGCTAACCAAAAACAGAAAGACCCTAGGCCCGAAAAAGCCTAGGGTCTTTCGCGTGTCCGGTTCGTTAGTGCATGGCAACCCAGACGCAAGCGCCGAAGATGACCGCGGCTACAAACAGAATCGGCCAAGGTGTAGCAACCGTCCGTGAGCAGTTAACCGCGGCCGTGTCTAACCCATGACATGAGTCCGCTAGCAGATCACCCCACATCGTGGGCCTCTTCCGCCGACATAGCTATGTTGTGAACTTCTGCCAGTTCGACGCAAATAGGACACGGGCAGTCAGTCCCTAGAGTTTCATCATGCCCGTTTATTTGTGCAATGTGACCGGAGTACGAATCGCCGCAGTTAGGACAACCGCAGTGTTTCGCCCGATGCAGTCCGACGTACTCGGCCACCCGGTAAAGGTCGGTTTTTTGTTGTTCGTTGAACCGTCGAGCGCTAGACCGGGAATGCACATACTTGGCAATCTCGGAAACTCCGCAGGCAAACAGAATCGCGGGCGACATGGCGACCGTGACCGCTAGACACAGAATCAGAAATTCAAGCAACATAGTCAAACTCCAATCCGAGAACGTCAACCGCTACCGGTTGCCAGTCACAGAAATGCCAATCGTCCGAGTCCATGACCACACCGACTCCGCAATCCGGGCATGTTGGAACCGGTGCACCTAGTGGCCGTTCGGACCGCACCAGGTCACTAGCGTTTTTCGGTTGCAACAATTCAACAGGGAATTGGTCTAGTTGGCCCACTGCTATTTCATCCCAATCGACACGCCACAGCGACCCTATTTCTAGGAACATAGACAGTAGACCCGGTTGAACATCAGAGCCCGGAGCCCCGAACTCTTCTAAATCGTCGCGCCACTCTTTAACCATGTCCTCAATTTCGATAGCTACATGCCGGTAAGCGTGAACCGTAACCTCCGGAAACTCGTTGGCAAAAGCCGCGGCACGAATTAAGCCGCGAGCTGTGGCCCGTTGAGTTTCCAGATAGGTGCCTTGATCGTTGCCAAGATAAAGACCGAGACACCAACTTTCGCGATTGGTCCACCCGTTGAACTCTTCAGACATTGCGAACCGCCTCAGGTAGCAAAGCCTCCGCCGGATCATTCAACCCGTAGCCGGTTCTACTCATAGGCATAACCAGACCATGCCATGAACCGATAGCAGAATTAACCATAGGTCGAGGTTCCACGTTAAGAACAAAAGCCGCGGGTTTCTTATCGGTTACCGCCGGTTCTATGTACATAGCGCCGTCATACTGACCCGTTGACCAAATCTTCGCGGCCTTATCAGCGAATCCGCCAAGTTTGCCCATGACCGTCACGAGTCGCGGGTTTAGGTTCAGCCCCCGATTCGCGCCGAGTTCTACCGGTTCAGTCGGAAACAGTGAAACCCACTTCGGAAACTCGCCCGGACATTCTGCCACCGGTGGCACATAAACGCCGCCGCCGTCAAAGTTGAACTTTTGTTCAGTCCCCCGATAAGTTGGCCCGAACGTAACCGGACCGGTCGCTTTTGCTAGCGCTTTGCCAATGTCGCGGAACCCGTGTTTCTCTTCTACTGCCATGAGTAGCGACGCCGGTCCCGAAATATCGGCACTTTCTAGCGCGGGCGCTTCTTCTAATTGGTGGGAAGTGTGAAAGAGCACGTGCGAATCTGTACTCGTAAGCGTGAACCCGTATTCAGTTTCAGTGAGCAACACCGAACCCAAAATAGGTCTAGCCGGGTCTTTGCACGTTGTCGTGTCGTGCGCTTGAAGTGCGAACCCTAACGTTCGCGCTTCTTTCTCGTTTAATTGCAAGGCCATTCGGCCCCCTCCTTTTCGGTAGTTAACACTTCCAAAATTACCACGTCGAGGAATCGAGCAACAGCCGGAAACCCTAATTTCTCGGCCTTTAATGCACATTCGCCCGGAATCGACACCGCGAACCGGTAGCGAAAACAACAAAAAAGCTCCGCACCAGTAGCCACCTAACGACCGCAACCGTAATACCGTTACCCTTTACACTTGGGAAAAAACGTACGTTTAGAACGACGCACAGACGGAGCCCGGTTTGTTCCACGATACGGAACGAGCTGATTCTCCGAAAAATACCGGCCCTCATAGTAAGCCCACTATCACGACACCCGTCACGACACCCGTCAATAACTGTGGTACTTTTGTAGGTATTCAAGGAAAGGACTCACAATGAGTGAGACAAATTTAAGTTATGTCGTTGAAGACCATGACGAAATATGGTCCCGACGAGTATGCCCGTCATGCCACAAGTTCAACCCGGAGTCTGTCGAGGTGACAGATTATTCGGGGCCAAAGGCCACCAGATTCGGTGAGGTTGAAATGGCGAACTTTGAGTACCACTGTGTCGGTTGCTCAGTTGTCTGGACTTGGGCTGAAGGTGCGCCGGTAGGTAACGGACCTGACCGGCCACCGCATCTTGACGAATGCCAGATCTGTGATGACTGGGATTGTTTCGGTGACTGTGAAGAACGTGAACAAGAAGAATTAGACATTCTTGCTTACGGCGAAGAGTTTGGACGTAACCTTTGTGGAGCGAAAACCTGTGAAGATTGGGGTTGCGCCGGGGAGGAATACTGTCGAGAGTACGCCAACCTTCCCCCCCAAGACGGAGCCGACATCAGTGATTGGGTGTGGAAAGACGGCCACAAATATCCGGGCGGCGACGGGACAGTGTGGACGAGTGAACGTGCACCGATGCGTGTCTGGGAGTTGCAGTCTTTGCTTTCCCGGTTGAACCCTACCGATCATGTCATCATTGCAGCACCAACGGATTCTCGTAACGACTGGCTAAACGTCGGATGCGTTGTAGCGCCGTCGAGCCCCGACAAAGAAAACATTTCGGGGGTCACATTGTTTCCCGGTCAAGAATGGAACTCGTTTGACATGGCAGTTGACTGGGACGAAAGACCAGAACGGGGAGTGTTCCGATAATGAAGATCAAGACATACGTTTGCGTGCTTTGTGACCATCACGGCACCGTGAACTTTCAGGATGCCACAACGAACGGGGTGAGCGGTCCACACTGCCCGTCCTGTTTCGACGAGTTTGAGGAGGACGAAGAACTGGAACACGAGCAAGGGTTCGACGAGAACGATTGGGCTGATCGCCGGATTGACGAAATGAAAGAAGAAGGGAATTGGCCGTGGTGGAAATGAATGACCGAGACACCGTGGACTGGGAACTTGGGCGTGAAGAAGCCCGTCGAGAAATCGACGTGGACCGACAGCTCGCGGAATATCAAGTTGCAGTATTTGAAATGCTTGACGCAGCGATGAGCGAAACAGACGCTTCGGTGTTTGACATGCTTGACGAATTAGACATCAAAGAACCGCATGGACCGTGGTCCCCGATAGACAAGCGTCAAGAAATTGCCGACCATTTAGATATCCCTCCTGAAGATGTGGACCTTAGCGATGGCTGAATCCATACCGACTTTGTGCTGGACATTAACGATTGACGAAAGTATCCACGACTACGAGTTGGCTTTCGGATATTTCAACAATGAACGCACTGCCGCAATTTTTGAAACTGTGATCGGCCTCGACGGGGTGGCAACATCTCGTTTGCCGGTTGCCTTTATTCCAGAAAGCGTTTTGGTGGAAGCCTTAGCGATGGGTGACAATGACTAAAGACCTAGAAAAAATGGAACGTATGTTGACACTCCAAGCAGTGCGACATGCTCGTGACCCAGACAAATACCCAAGCGAACAGGAGCGTTGGGAAGCGTTAAAAAAGAAGTATCCGAAACCTAAAAGACATAAGTAGCAGGACTATCGGCCCCCGGTTATCACATTGACCGGGGGTCTTTCCTGTATAGTTACATATGTACACTTAGGAAAGAGGAGGTACATATGTTTGAGGTTGACAGCACCACAAGTTGGTCACGCTACAGGGCCGCGCTAAACGCAGCCCAAAGCAAACTTGTGTTGACCCAAGACAGAGAAGACATAATTGTTAAAGTCCGTCGAGATGAAGGGGACGGCAAGTGTGTGGTCGCCATAGATTTTCTGGACACTGTTGCAGATTGCGCTCTCACTGTCAGATTGACTGAAAAAACAGCGCATGAACTCGGAGAAAACCTCGTTTACTTCATGCACGACAAGCACATCACCGTAGGCAACGACGAACATTACGTCGCTGTAGATGAGTAGCGTCCAAATAACCCACGACGCAAACCTAAATTTTCTTATAGAACAAAGAGAAAAAGAGGGGCCACGCGAAACCGCATTTGGCACAAGCGGTCGTGGAAGCATGGCAGGCTCATGTTCCAGGCGCATGAGTTTTGAAGCGCTACAAGTAGAAGAAACAGATCCGATAACAGAAACAACTTTGCTGGCGTTCCACATAGGGACCGCACTCCACGAATTGACCCAGCTCGCGATGGTGGACCAATGGTCTATGCGAACTGAAGTTGCTGTGGATCTCCGACCGTTGGGGTATCCGATTAGCGGTCACGCTGACGGTGTTTACAATCCTTACCCTCAGTCCTCGACGACTGCGATCTGGGAGTTGAAAACTAAAACCGGGTTTGGCTTTCGTGAAGCCGTCAACTCAGGACACCCGGAGCGTCACGAAGTGGCTCAAGCAGCCATGTACGGATTAGCAGTCTCGAACTGTCAGTACGTTCACTTGGTTTACTTGGCTAAAGACACTACCTACGGGCGTAACGCTGTGAAAGCCGGCCAAACCGTTGAATGGTTTTTAGATATGGACGAACCAGTCCCCGGTTGCGATGGTATGACCCCTAGACAAATAGGGACAGCAGAAGCGACACGGATTGGTGCGATCATGCACGAAACATTTGAGGATCGGATGCTCCCAGAAAGATTCATCCCTGACTATGGGATTGTCGAAATGGTGCCGTACCCTGATTCCAAAGACCAGCCTTGGCGATGCCGGTACTGCCAGTTCAATGCGCTGTGCGCGACATTACCAACAGGCCAAATTCGTTTAGATGACATACTGCTCAGAACCAAAGGGGATTAAATGAGCGACTTATTAAAACTTTCTAAACCGTTTCAAGAACGGTTTATTAAAGAAAAACCTGGCAGCTTCAAAGCCTCATACGTCACACATTCATGTGTCGTCGAGCATCTGCTAGGAATCATTGGGCCTTTCAATCAGGAGGTCAAAGAAATAATTCGTGGCGCAGACGGAGTAGTGGAGGGAGCGATAGTTCGTTTCACTTTTACTATCGACGGCGACGACATCATCATTGAAGAAGCCGGTGCAGTGGAACGTCGAGTTCCTAACGCCGGTGAAGCAATGAAAGACTGCATATCCGACGCAGTTAAAAGAGCAGCAAGTCGGATCGGGCTAGGCACGCATCTGTGGTCTGGCAGTGAATACATTTTGCACGACGTGCTTTCAAGAAGGGAAGAAGAAAATGAGTAGCGACATCACACTCATAGGTAACCTCACAGCGACTCCCGAGCTGCGCTACGGGAAAAACGGTGGGAAGCCTTGGGCAACGTTTAGCGTTGCCGTCAACAAAGGCAGAGAAGAAGAGGGCAACAAGACATCTCATTTCTTTGACGTTAAATGCTTCAACGAATTTGCAGAACACATGGCAGAGTTACCGAAAGGCACACGGGTTCTCATCATTGGACATCAAGAACAGGAAAGCTGGGACGACAAAGCGACAGGCAAGAAACGTTCCAAGCATGTTGTTGTCGCTCGAGAAGGAGGACCGTCAGTTCGATACACAGCGGTCACCGCTTCTCCTCGTAAAGCCCCTTCCAAAGTTGAACAACAAGCAGTAGACGCTGTTCAACAAGGTTTCGCTGAACCTTCCATACCGGCGGAGGAACCGTTCTAGTGAGAGCACCTAACACAAGAATCGGGGAGCATGTCAGTTACATCTTTAATTTTAAGATCAGCGACGACATGCGTGCATGGCTTAAAGAGTTTGCACAGATCAACGAAATGACTCAAAGCCAGGTCTGTCGAGAAGCGTTACAGATGTACCGAGACAGATACACTTTCGGTCCTGAAGAGTGACACAATGAAGGGTCCGGGGGACACACTCTCGGACCCTTCAGGAGTTTTTGTGGAATACGACGACGAAGAATACGAACCAGCGTTGGCTTTGCAGCGGAGCATCCAAATGATTGCCGTAGGCTTATCAGAAGAAACACTTCACCGAATAGACCTCGACGCTATGGAAGTCACCACTAGTCCCCACACACCAGAAGAGTTACGGGCGCTCCCCCTATGGGCAATCAGATCAAACATTATTGGGGAAGCGATCACACAAATGTACGAAATGCAAGACTTGCGTAGGAGCTGGGCTGAAGAATGAACAAAGCAAAACAAAAGGGGACCGCATTTGAGACAGCGGTTGCTAGGTTCCTTTCAGAAGAAACAGGGGCATGGGTAGAACGGAGAGCCCTATCAGGCACAGCCGACAAAGGCGATCTGATAGGCGACGGGGTGCTCGCTGACTGGTGTCTCGAGGTGAAGAACCACAAGTCGATTGACTTAGCAAGTTTCGTGGATCAAGCAGAAACGGAAGCACGAAACGCTAAATCGAAATGGTTCGCTGCGATAGTTAAGCGTCGCAACAAGAACGTGAAAGAGTCGTATGTTGTGATGCCTCTCTGGATGTGGACCGAGCTGATCTGCGATGACTGAATTTCATTTAGACACACCCACAGCCACCACAGAAGAAGCCGCACAAATAGTTGACACCTATCTCGAAACAGCGCAACCCAAACCCATAACGTCGTACCACAAAATACGGGGCATCGTTCGACGTTGCCTCGACGCAGGATACGAAGCCGCACAAATAGTTGACGCATTACACGCAACAGAAGCATTCACACTGTCCGCTATCGAATACACATTACGGCGCGCTAAACCAGAAGCACCGAATCCGCCTGCACATCGTTTTTGGAAACCAGAAACAATAGAGCGGCCCATCAAAAAGGATGCGGCTATAGCGAACATTCGTTCACTCAGAAGAGGCCAGTATGAGTAGCACTTGGAGAAACAAAGCTGCTTGCAAAGGCATCCCCGCTGAAGAAATTCTGCCAATCATTTGTTTCAACAGATGCCCGGTGCGTAAAGAATGTTTAATGGAAGCACTCCAAGACTCTGACTGGCATCGAGGGATATCTTACGAACCTCACCTGGTATGGGGGGGACATAGCGCTAACGCTCGCTACACAGCGATGAACGCTACGGGTTTCAGACCGAAACTCGCATACAAAGTTCTTTTAGAAAGGGAAAATAATGGACCATCAAATAAGTTACGCAGTGGTGACACACAAAGTTCTCATCCCAGCGATAGACATTCTTGAAGCTGCGAGCATGTATGAACCTGAAGCACCAGGAAGTGTTCCTCTGATCGACGGCCCAAACGTTAGATGGGTGCAGCAGGACGGAACGTTTCAAGGAGTCGAAGTTTCTTGGACAGAAGAAGTTGACCCTGGATCTATGGTGATGACACGCTAACCCGGTTTGTTTCCTCTATACTCAAAGTTGACGAAGTAGCCCTCCCCTCTTTGGTTGTTAACAGCTTCGTCATTAACCCCGGCTCGATCCTTTCCTCGGGCCGGGGTTACTTATTTCATGTCAACAGTTGCAACGCAGCGTATCCTTGCTGCGGAACAACTCCGTTACCTAAACAGCGAAGCGCTGCGGTACGGCTTTCAGCAATCGAACAAACATGCCCGGATGGGAGCCCCATCATCCATTCGACTAGCCAATGATTTAACCGTCCATCTACCAGAGGGTCGGGTGCTGCTCTTCCAAGGACTTGTTCCCATTGTCGGATGGCTGGGGCGTACTCTCCCCACGGCCCGCCATCTTGTACGCCACATCCTGCAACGTGACCCCCGGATGGTGTTGGCTGTCCACTGGGCGTCCACTCGTTTCGTTTCGTCCCTGCTCGACTGTTGGTGTCGGCAGCAGCTTCTTGATCGCTATTGGCAGCGGTGTCCCTGCGTAATTGTTTTGCCGGTCTTTCCTCGCTTGCCAACTTTCCGGTGTTTCGCTGTCGTTGAACACTCCCGCATTCGGTGTTGGTAGCAACACAGAACCATCTGTTTCGCTGGTGGGGAGCACCAATGTCGGCAGCTCGAAGAGTTCCAAACCTCGTGTCATACCCGAGGCTGGCAAGCGTTCCAATGACGGAGCATCCTCCGAGAGAAGTGATCCCTGCGACATTCTCCAAGAACACGACTCCTGGTCGAAGAATGCCAATGGCATCCCCAATGTATTGGAAGATTGCTCGTTCATCTTTCTCACCTAACCTGCTTCCTGCTTGGCTGTAAGGCTGACATGGAAATCCTGCCGTGACGACATCCACTTCAGCTAAATCATGTGGGTTGACGGTCGTTACATCCCCGATAGGGGTTGCTTCAGGCCAGTGTGTCCCCATTATTTGTTGACATAAAGGCTGAATGTCTGACCACCACACTGTTTCAGCGTCAAAAAACGCTTCTGCTGCAAGGTCAAGACCCCCGTATCCTGAACAGAAACTACCTATCCGCATTAAACGTGACGCCCCCTATACACGGATCCTGCCCTTCATCGAATCGTTTCTGGTCTTCCGCACTCAAATATGAAGGGAAATCGTGCATTAAGCATACGGGTTCCGAACAGTAACCGGCAGCGATGCCTTCGGTCAGCCACTCGTCAAACGTCACGGCACAAGGTTAGGGGACGTAGCGTCAGACCGCACACGCCCACGGCAATACGCACCACACGCCTTACATTGCAGTTGCACATACTGGGCAACCTTCGTAGACCGGAATCCTCGACGTATCAAATCAGGGTGACCGCAAGTGGGACACGAATCAGGTTTGTTGTCAAACAAAGCACGATTCGGATGGTTACTCATCCACGGACGCAATCGGTGGTACACCATTGCCAACAGATCAACGTCTTGCTTCGCGTACTTCTTCATAGTGCGCCACGATTTCTCGTCCCCCATCATGCAACCCTTCCACAAACCGAACCCCCCCGTGGCTTCCTTGTTGCCTAACCCCAAATGTTCACCCAGGTCACCAAGTTTGTTGCTGTTGAACATGAAGTATTTGCGTGCAATTTTCAGAGTGTCCACCTGATGCACAGGGGTAGGAGGTGTCATGTGATGGGCGATGAATCGAGCGTTAGCTTTCCTCATATCGAACTTGTCGCCGTTGTGAGCGATCACAATGTCGGCTTCGTCAAACAACTCCCACAATGCCTTAGCCACCTCGCGGTCGTTCTCTGGTTCAGTGGCGTACAGCTCAAAGTCTGGGAGTGCGACTACTTTCGTAGTTTTCTGCCCCTCCCACTTGTAAGAGAAGCACATCATGTACCACTCTCTATGCTGTTCGATTACGTTCTGGTCGTATTGACCCCACACATACGCCAAGTTAGGCGCGGTTTCAATATCGTAAAACAATACTTTTGCCATCGGAGGCCCCCTTTAACTGGGTACGGTCAGTAGCCTCACCACAAGAGTACCCTCCCACCAGCTCCCATCGTCGGATAGTCGCTCTGGCCGCATCGACAAACGTTCAATAGTGACATTTTCTGTACGGCCCCCCTCCTTATAAACTAAGGTAACTCCGCTTTCCATGCTTTGTCGTAACGATGTAAACACTTCGTTTGAGTCGTAAGTCGCTGGCGCTCCACTGTTACGAGAAGTCAACACTTGGCGACGCAACACAATCGGGGCAATAATTTCATCGACTCGAGAAGGAGTGGCAATACAAGTTGTCAACCAATCCTCCACAATCGGGGCTGAAGTTGTGTCAGTATGCCGCCCAAGAGTGATAACGAACTTGTATGACACTGATGATTCGCTAACAAACGTAAAGTTCTTTGCCACGTTAGGGGTTAACGACAGCGACGACGAAGCGTTGTTGTCGTTTGTTGCAGCGAACGTGATGCTGCCCAGGAGGGTAGATGTCGGGTTGCCTCGATACTCCAGTGTCTCTGCCGGATACACCGTTCCAGCAGCGTTGTAGTCGGTGTCACCGAATGTGTATTGGTCACGATCCTGGCGGACAGTGACGGAACGCAGAAGCTTAGGGGCAACAGTTGACCACGACACTTCCCCCACAGTTAATGTCCCTGATGTGACTTTCACACCAGTACCCGACTCCCCGTACACTCCTTGACCTCGTTCAGCAAAATACGTTTTGCCCCCCTGTCGAGCGATGCTTTGCACGTTGCCCCCTGCGGCAACTGAAAGAAGATCTGGAGCCCAGGCCGGTACCAAAGTAGAAGTAAATTTGGTTAAATCTGCACGGTAAAGCTGCCCAGAAGAACCCCCCCACCACACAAACCTGTCGTCAGCTTCGACGCAGTAAGCTTCACCGCCATCGTCAATGACAGGCCCGATAGTCACAGCACTAGAAGATGTGTCAATAAGACCTATCCGTAAACCAGCGCTTGTAGCTGCGGCTATAACCCCGTTGTAAACAATAATCTGGTTAATGGATTCCCCTCGGGGAAGTTCCCCAGCAATCGTCGGGGTTTGCAAACTTCCGTCAGAAGAATTGACAGATATGTGATGAATTGCGCCAGTCCCGTTGGAGTTTGCTGCCGCATAAATACCTGCTGGGCCACTCGCGATGCTCACCCATTCGGTGCCACCAAGAGTTGCTGTGTAATCCAGTGACGACGAAGCTTTAGCCCCGTTAACGTCAAGCTCAAAAATGTTTCCCCCCAACGCCCCTATGAAACGTCCTGACGCAACAGCCACAATGTCTGCGTTAACCGCGCTACCACCCCAACCGCTGTCGTAACTGGTGGAGTTGACCTGCACTCGACGTAAAGCGTTTGTTGATCCGAATGCCACGTAAACGTATTGGCCGTCGGAAGCAAAGTCTTTAATGTCGTATCCCATGTCGGCGGTAGAAGCACTCCAAGTGCTACCAGTCCAACTCGTTGTGTATTCCAGGTTTTGACCGTCGGAATAGTAAGCGAATGTGTTACCGGAAACAATGTCAACAACCGAAGCCAGTTTCAAGTCGGTGTCAGTGACCGCTACTTTCTGTTCAGTGATGGGGAGAAGTGTGATCTGCCCTTTCGTCCACGGGTCAATACCCGAAGAAGTTGAAAAGCGACGACGATCACTGTCGTCCAAATCAAAATGCGTTTGACCCGCACCGTAACTCCAGTCCGTCTGAGAGCGCGTCCAAGCGCCGCTTGTGTCTAGGGTGTTCTCACCAGGTTCCCTACTGTTATCTCGCTGCTCACGCAACGCAGGAACCGTTGTACGGGAATAATCCCGCGTGTCCACTAAATAAGAGACACCATCCAGCTCAACTGGCAACGATTCCGCATTGAAACTCACGACGAATACCCACTCCACTGAGAAGTAGGCCGGACTGTTGAACTACGCTGCCAAATTTGAGGGTACATGGAAGCAAGCCGTGCCGATTCTGCCTGCACTCGAGCACGCCGCCGACCCATAAGATCTCTAAACGAAGCAGAAATAGCCCCAGCAGGAACTTCATCAGCGATACGAGAAGTGCCTTCTGCATCTAAAAACTCTCGACGTATCGGTGTTGTTGTCATCAACGCCATCGCCGCACCCAAAGGAGGTAGATCATACGCTGTGGACTGAAGTCCCGTAGCAGATCGAGCCGTGCTTGCATCCGTAATAGAAGCCAAAGGTGACTTGTAACTTACTGTCACCTTCTGACCAGGCCATGCCCCCGTATACAGAATAAGTGCCATTCCGCTACTGAAAGATGCAGTGTCCCGGTTCCTTTTCAGCCTCCAATTCATAACTTCTGGTTCGCTTGCTTCGCTACCAGCGTCGGCATAAGTCACACTGTAAATAGATTGCACACTTTCGTTAGATAAACCAGTCAAGTTGTAGCCATCAACACCAGCGTTGTACGTGAAACTCGTGGTTTTCATTTGGAACAACCCCTGTTCAGGGGTAGACAAATCAGCGAGATCGTCGTTGAGTGCCTGAATAATCCTGTGGGTTGGGAACTTAGGAGAGACACGCACTAAAGAATCCACAGCGTGACCCGTAGAAGAAGCAGTTGACCCTGCATAGCCACGGATAACGCTGACACTACCGCCAGAAACAGCAGTCACATACATAAGCTCGGAGCCAACCTCAATGACTACCCCCTTCGCTATACCGTTCGCTAACCCCTGCACGGACAGCGTTGTGCTTGTCCCATCAGTGATAGCTGGCGCTATAACAAGGTCGAGTTCCTCAACATAGCCCGATAAGAGCATGTCTCTGGTCTGGTCAATCCATACTTGTGCGGTCATCACGTACTCCCAAGAACGTCGTTAAGCGCCGCTTCTTTACGTTTGCGGTCTTTCTTTGTGAGGACTTCCCCTGCCTGGATTTCGTGGGATGATCCTGCGTGGGTTTCAAGCCGGGAAGACCCGTCAATAGAAGGGGGCTGCAAACCCTCAGAGCGGAGGCGTTTGTACGCTGCCATGTCTGCTTCTTTGTTTTTCTCATTGCGTTTCGTAACTCCCCAGTCAATGTTGCCTCTCGACGGGGTAGCCGAAGGAGCGAACTGCACATGCCCGAAATACTTGCGGACCACGCCGCCGCATCCCCGACAATCACCGCCATACGTTTCGTCAAACCCGTGGCGCACATCAACACTTAGGCCACAATCCAAACAACGATAAACATAGACAGGCATTACGCTCCAGCTCCAACTTCCATCGAATAACCGGCATCCACCAACACTGTGGCTTCAGCAGCAGTCAAATCTTTAGGGGACTCATGTCCACCATATATCCATCTTGTCACAGTGGACTGGTCCGCCGGGAGGAACGTCTGAACACTCGACCCATTAACAATAAACACATTGGTCCCTTTCTTCTCTTGAGCGAAATGCCGCCGCAAAGCGTACGCCGCTGGCGTAGCGTCCTCCGGGTTTCCCACTGGAGGTAACGTCATCGTGTACGGCATAACAAGCAGCCTGTAAATCGGCAACTCTGGGACAGCAGTCACAGCCTGGATAGGTTGCAACAGCTCTATTGTCACGTTGCCGTCTACATCCACCGCAGGGAACGTCGCCGCAGCAGCGATCACCGCTGGAGTAGCGTCCACAGTTATATACAGACTGTGGCCTGGGAATGTCCCAGTAGCCGCTATCGCAGACGGTTGCGCCGTGTAATCCATGTCCATGTCTGGAGCAGGGAACGTCGCTGTTACTTCCAAATATGGTTGGACAACTACATAGTTGCCGTCCACATCGAGAGCCGGGAATGTTGTCGTAGCCGCAACCGTTGAAGCTTCCACGGTAGCTGGAACCGATGGTCCCGCAGAGAACGCCGTAGTGACAGCGATAGCAGCAGGAGTAGCGGTGACAACAACAGTGAACCCGTTATCGGTTGGCTGCGAATAGGTGACACCGGATTGGCTGTAGTCAACCAGTACCCGGTTGTCAGGAATCGAGTTGTCCCGTTCGTTGTAATTAAACCCGGATTCGTTGTAGTCGTAACCGGTGCTGTAGTCGATACCGCCGGGACGTTGCGGAGTGTAAACGTACGCAAAGGTGAGCGACAGATCCGCCGAACACGCAACCGTGCTAGCAGATACAGTCGCATCACGCTTTACATAAGGAAAACCGGCTTCCCGATATTGGATGCCGCTTTCGTTGTAATCGTAGCTACCCGGATATTTTGGGGCGTAGTCGAACCCCGGCTCTTGATATTCAATCTCGTCTTTGTTGTAAGGATTGACAGCAGGGAGCGGCACCGGGCAGCCTCATTTCAGTTAGCCAGTGAAGCCGATTCTGAGTCCCCCACTCGTGTCGCAGCGACAGCTTTAGCAACAGCGATAAGCGCCGCAACACCGGCGATCTTTAGGGCATCAGCCCAGTCAGGGCCAGGAACAGCCATAGCTGCGGCCCAAGCTTGTGCGAACGTGGCTACTCCACGCTCGAGTGAATCTTTAATAAAACGCGGGTTGAACAATGTCATTCCTTTGTATCTGCATAGCGGCCCACGTTTGAGGACCGCATATTCCGTCGGCAACCAGCCCTTTAGCTCGCTGCCATCTCATAAGTTTTGCTTTTGTGTTCCTCCCAAAAATACCATCTGGTGTCGCACCGATGCGTTCCTGCATAAACTTTACAGCAGCGGAACGTGAGCCCTTCCTGAGAGTCCCAGGGAATGGCACAGCGCCATCGTCAGGTTCTTTCGGTAACTCGATCTCCGGTTTCGCTATGTTCGCTTCATGGGCGACCATTGCACGAAACTCGGTCATATCAAACGACGGGTCTACTTTACGTGAAGTCCACTCCTTATGCCCGATTACGCGGGTAAAGGGACTGAACTTGTGTTTAACACACAGATAAGCGCACAGTGTCACCGCCGCTTCCATTTGCTCCTGGGGGATGTCCTCCCCTAAACCGTCGTTGATAAACGACACACCGATAAGTGAACCGTTTGCGCTGATCTTCCCTGGAGCTGGGGCGTTGCCTTGAACGGGACGGTCTGATTTCATGCGTGACAGTACGTCTGCCATGCCTCGACCTGCGTGGTTAGCTTTCACGTTTCCTGCGGTGAGCTGGACTATGGTGCCGTCACGTTTTATGAGGTAGTTGTATAGAGGTCCGGGTACTTTGTTGACTCCTCGGACACACATTGCGACCACGTTGTCGGGGTCTGCGTTGCGGTTTGAGGCTGTGTGGTGGACGACTATGCCGAATGGTTT